TTCAAATAAGTTAAAGATATAGTCTCGTCTTTATAGAGATATAAAGAGATACATGGATGTATCGCAAGATAAACGTCGAATATGATTCTTCCCCAGGGTTGAACATAGATAAAATGTTTGGTTTTATGAAACCAAGGTTTTACTCTATTTATAACAAATCTGTTGAAGATTTTGGTGTAATGACAGTAGACCACGCTATTGCTTAATAGCTAGTATAGGAAAACAATCGAAGTAGAGGGTCTATACCCCACTGAAACTTCAGTCTAAAATTTAGAACCATCGTCTAATTAAGATCCCCTATTTCTAGGGGAGATGTAGGTTAAATCCTACTGGTTCTAATCTAATAAAATAAAAATCTAGGAGAACAAAATGGCTAAATCAAAAATGCCTGTTAAACCTATGCCTATGCCAAAAGGTAAAGGTAAAAAGGCTTGTTAAACTACTTAAAGGTAAATAAATGAAATATATTACAATGATCTTGTTAGTCTTTTTAGCAGGGTGTTCAACTGTCTCTTATACACCCACAGTAGATACTTTTGGTGATAATAGGGCTGCTTATATTGAAGCTGATATGGCAGACTGTAAACAACTTGCTCTACAAGCTTCTGGTCCTGTAAAAAACACTGTTATTGATACTATTGTAGGTGGTTTTTTAGGGGCTGCTGGTGGTGCCGCTACCGGTGCCTTCCTAGGTAATCCTGCTCTTGGTGCATCTATAGGTGCTGCGGCTGGTGGATTTGGTGGAGCTACTAGAGGTGGTTTTGATGCTGATTCACGTTTTCGTAATGCTTATAATCAATGTATGACTGGGCGCGGACATAATGTTATTCGATAAAGTTTGAGCCTATGTGGTTCAAGGGGGGGTACGTTTGATGATGTGTATCTCTTCATTTTTTAATCATCATAGGAGAATAAAATGGCTAATAATGTCGTAAAAAATGCTGGTCGTCAAGAAGTAATTGCAGTTAAGCAAACTTTAAACTTTGGAACAGGTAAAGAAATTGATTCTTTAGGTGTTGTTGGTGTTATTGACTTACCATCTGGTGCCATAGTTTTAGACGGTTACTTGAATGTTATCTCAGGCACTACTGCAACAGCTACTGTATCAATTGGTGATTCAGGTAACGCAGCTAGGTACTTAGCAGCTACTTCTGTAGTTACTGTAGCTAAAACAGCTATTGCTAATGCCACCGGTTTCAAGACAACCGCTCCAACTACTGTTAATATTACAGTTGCCGGTGCAGCTCCAGCAGCCGTAGGTGTATCTGAAATTGTTATTAGATATATTGTAGACGGTCGTGCTGCATTTTCTCAGGGCTAATTAACGGCTTAAGATATTAAGCAAGTCCTCCCCCCAAGCCTATGGTCTCTATGCTCAAAGCGGGGGGTGGGCGATTTTTTATTAAGGATTGATATGTCAGAGTTTAAGAAGTTTAAAAGTTCAACAGATAAGGAAATTAGATTAGCTAACATATTAGGCTATTCCGTTGTTATAGGTAAAGAGTTTATCCCAGTACACTCGAGTCTCTGGGGATTAGCTTATGGTGAAGGGTGTATACCAGAAGATGCTAGGAGTAATAATACTAAAGAGGTTCTTAAAGCTAATCTAGAATTTCAAGAAGAACAAAAACAAAAAGAGAAAAAAGAATATAAAGAGGTTTTAAGAAAAATATATGAATCCCCTAATGGCTTTGTAAATAAATCAGGTGATTTGATATTGAGAAATGTTATGCCTAAGTTTGGTAAACCTCTAAAAACAGATTTTATTTATGAAATATGGGATGAGTTAATCGCAGAAAACTCACAGGAATAATATGAATACTTTAGAGCTAGTTACACATTTAAGAGAGAATATACTAGATGACACCGGAGGTATGGGAGTAGATTGGGCCCCCTTATCTGAGAATGATTTTGACTCTAATCAACTTAGATGGAGTAATGAGTCTCTAGTTAGAAATATTAATGAGGCTATTAATCAGGTATATAGAAGAATAAACCCAATCAAAGATGTTATAGATCTAGACATAGTTTCTGGAGAATCTGAATATGATATACCCTCTTATGTCGAGAATATATTATTAGTTAAAGATGGAAAAGGAAAAGGACTTAAAGAGCTAGAGTTAGTAGAAAAGTGGTGGAAAGTTGATCTAGATTCATTTAGTGATGAACCAGAGAGTTACTTCCCCGATTTTAAAACGAAAACTATTAAATTTTATCCTGTCCCTAACGTAGATGACACATTTAAACTACTAGTATATAGATACCCCATTACCCCATTAACTTGGGAAAATACAGATACGTCTCCTGAATTAGAGGAAAGGTTCCAAGTACCTATGTTATGGTACGCTGCCTTTTTATGTTATTCTAAGGATGAAGCTAATACCTATGATCCTAGAAGGGCCTCTCAATTTATGAACTATTTTGATAGAGAGTTTCCCTTTACCTCTGCTTATTCAAACGTAAGAAAACAGAGAACAAGTAATAGGCCGATTAAGTATGGTGGTATCTGATGCCTAATCATCCAAAATCTATAACAATGAGATCTTTTAAGGGGATTAATAATATACATTCTCCTGAAAGTACTAATACCAACTTTCTAAAATTAGCTGAAAACCTAGATATAGATACTACTGGGGGCCTTTCTAAAAGAGAGGGATACTCCCAAGTAGATTTGGGCAGATATACTTCATTGTGGGCTTCTGAGAATGGTTTAGGGTGTTATGGGGTTAAAGATAATAACCTGGTAAAAATAGAAGAAGATTACTCTACTAGTATACTTCGATCTAACTTATCTGGGGCTAAGCTTTCCTTTGAAGAAGTTCAAGGGTTAATATATTACTCTAGTTCTAATGAGAATGGAATAATAGATAATGGTATTAATAGAAAATGGGGTATAGATAAAGTTAATTTATCCCCCACCTTATCTAGAGGTGTTGGGGTTTTACCTGCTGGCACATACATGGTATCCTATACTTATATAGATAGTTTTTCTAGAGAAAGTGGAACTACAGTATCTTCTGTAATAATCGTACCAGATAACTCTTCGATTAATCTATTTATACCCTCTGCCCCATATCCCTTTGCTAGGGTATATTGCTCTACCACTTCCGGTAATACTTTATATTATTCAGGTATAGCTGTTCCAGGTAGTAATTATACAGTATCTACAACTTCCAACCTGGTTAATCCTCTAAGAACTTTTAACTTAGATTCCCCACCACTCGGTAACATAGTAAAACTATATAAGGGTGTGATGTATCTAGCAGTTGATAATATTCTATATTATTCTGAACCCTTCCAATATGATTTGTATAACTTATCTAATAATTATATAGTATTTCCGGAAAGAATAAAAGTAGTATGTCCGGTAGAAGATGGTATCTGGATAGGAAGTGATAGGCTTTATTATTTATCTGGGCAGTCCCCTGATAAGTTTAGAAAAGATAATAAGGAATATATAAAAGTAATAGAGGGAACTGAGGTTAGATTTAGTGGTAGTTATTTACATATAGATAATACACCTGTAGGATATAAATGGATAGTATCCTCTAATTTAGGGGTATTTATTCTATTCAATCAAGGGTTGGTTATTAATACTACCGAAGCTTTTTATAATTTAGATAGATCAGATAGAGGATCAGCTTTGTTTATTCAAAATAAAGGTATGAACAGATATTTGTCTATATTAAACAAAAACCAAAAACAAAGTAACGCAGTCTTAGGAGATTTAGTAGAAACTAAGATAATTAGAAACGGCGTTGTTTTACCAAATTAATATTTTAAAAACAGGAAATAAAAATGAGTGAAATCATAGAACAACCTACTATTCTTAAGGCTGGTGGTATATTTACTTTTCAACATATTAGAGACGGAATAGTTATTGATGAGTGGGATGATGCCAATATTATTCCAGATGAGGGTATTGTTAAAATTCTCAGTTCAGCTTTAACAGGGGCTTCTGCCATATCTTCTTGGTTTGTTGGTATATATAAAAATGCCTTTACACCAATAGCCTCTAATACAATGGCCACTTTCCCCACTGCTGGAGTCGCCAATGAATCTACTACCGATTATTCAGAAGCAGCCAGACCTGCATGGACCTATGGTTCTATAGCGGCTAATGCTTTAAGTAATTCTGCTTCTCCTGCTGTATTTACTTTTACACCTGCATCTACAGTTATTAATGGAGCATTCCTTTCAAGTAGTAACGTAAAGGCCGGAACTACCGGTACCCTTTTAGCTGCTACTAAATTTGCGGCTTCGAGAACTCTTTTAACTACAGATACGCTTAATGTTACCTATACTATATCTGCTTCTTCCACTTAATTAATATAATAATAATATGAATCTGTCCCCTGTCATACACTTTGCCGGTAATAAAGAAGATGCTAAATTATTAAAGTCACAGGCTTTACAATTCTATAATTTTGAAATAGAATCAGCAAATAGACAAGGGATAGGTTTTATTTCTAGAACTAAGACTCTTCCAGACGGATCATCTTTTTATTTCTTTTCAAGAAAAGAAGATAACTATAATTTAAGAACTGGTAAGATAGTTATATTTTCTCCACCTTCAGTATCTGAAGAGAGTAGTGATGTTATACTTTATGTAACAGTTTTAGATAAAGATAGTGTACCCTCTCTATTCCCAGTTGGAACTAATGTTCCTTATCAGACTAAGAAAAATAGATTTTTATATGGTAGCTTAACGAAAACATTAAAGAAACTAGATTTTTATTCTGGTGGAATATTTGTAAATATAAATGCAGGTGAAACAGCGTTTACCTTTGTTAATGCTGGGTCGTGGTTTAGTGATAAACTTGCATGTAGTTGGAACCACAGATCTGATCTTGCTACTCGTGCTATGATTTATGTAAAAGGAGAGTTCTGGGAAGCTAATATAAACCCTTTTACAAATCAACAGCTATACTCTATAGCACTTATAGATGCAGGAAAGGTAAAGAAGTTTTATCCCAGTATGCCTAGCGACTCTGTGTGGTGTGTGCCGTTAATTTTTTATAATACTTCCACTAAAGTTTTTACGCTTAAACTCTATGCTTTAGGTAAAACAGGTTCTTCATTAAATACTACATTATTATTCACTAATGCATTTTTAACCCTACCATCTACTTCTACTTTAACTGCCTTTTCAGGTCTTACATATAATGCATTAAGCTTTTGTTATTACACTATTCAATCTGGTCCCCCTGTTACATACACCACTAGTGTTATAGAGTTTACTGATTATAGTTATACTACAATAACTAATACTCTTGTTGATACCCAACCCCCAGGGGCGTATACCCAAACATCTACTTTTACATATACTAGTCTAGGGTCTAACTATACACTACTAGATACCTCTTCGACAGTCCTAGATTCCCCTAGTGGATATACTAATCTTCATGTAAATGTAGAAAAAAATGGATTTGCATTTGTAAGATCAAAGATTGTTGGTAATAATGCTAGTTCAGTTCGCAGTGAAAACAATCTCTCTTTATCTTTAACATCTTCTGGTGGAGTTACGTATTCCACAGAAATATGGGGGCTCTTTAAAAATAAACAGGGGGTGTGGGAGTTTAAGGGTCACGGCTCTATACCAATAAATACAGACGGTATAAATAGTCAAACGATAACCCTTAGTAGACCGGCTCTTGGTAGCGCCACTGTTACTGGGAGTATTGTTACCAATGGTTCTAATCTTAATAGTATAGCTATCCTTTATTGCTCTACTGAAAAAAAGAAACTTATTCACAGCGCAGTCAGGGATATAACTGTAAATACGGCTACATATTCTCTCCCAAGTAACCCGCTAAATGCTAGTGAAGTAACTGTAAACTCTACGGATAAGACGGGTCCTTTTATTGACAGATTGGTTATTAATGGAAAACTTGTAGTAAAAAAGGATGTTCCCCCAGTAAATTTCTCAGGATTTGGGACTACCCCTTTCCCATTTGTAGGGGATCTAGGTAACGATTCTGGAACTATAGTAAGTTCAGGTAATATAACGGGGCGTATAGGCGGAAACTTTGGAAATGTTCCAAGATGGGAATTAGCACATGCTTATACTGAAAAGTTTTTTGTAGCTTGTGGGGATAATAACACTACAAACATAGTAGCTCATAGATTAGCTAGGACCAATGATCCATTCACTGTTTTTTGTGACCTAGAGAAAGGTGCAGTTAAAACCATAAATTACAGAGTAGACTTTATTCCTGGTGATACTAAGACAGTCCCTCTAAGCGTAACACTAGCTAAATAGAATTATTAAGTATAAAAAACCTATCCCCACACCTCTTTTAATCAGGATAAAACATGACAGCACAAGCCGAAACTATTAATGAACCTCTGGTTAACTCGGCAACTCTACTGGGTATTATAGGGGCCAAGAGGACTGTAACTGATAGTGTAGCTATTATAGGGCCAACGACCTCTAAGGGGGTAGTAAATCTCTTTGTATCTATCAATGCCATATCATCTATACAATCTAAAACAATATTCCAGTTACTGGAGAACATTAATATCTCTGAAGATATAAGCCACTCTCAGAGGGCTTTTCAGACAGTATCAGATTTATTACTTTTAATAGCTGATACCACTATAAATTTAAATGTATTATTAACTGATAACGTAGTCGCTAATGCTGGTATATTGAGCATAGCTTCAAGAATAGAATATGTATCTGAGCTTTTAAAACATTCATCCAATATCTCTAGTAGATTAGTAGGGAAAAACTCTATCTTAGAAGTACTTAATTTAATCAGTAGTTATTTAAATAATAATCAAACTGTGAGTGTACAAGATGTTATAACCCTATCTATAACTAGTTCTTTATTGGTTGAGTTATTAGGAAACGTTGTAGAGCATTTGTTAAGCACAACTACTGTTGTAGACTCTAGAGGTATTTTAGTAATCGCGGATTCTACAATAGAGTTTTTAAGTAATTTAAGCTCTAGGGCAGTTTTATCAGAGCTATTAAAATCCACCCTAATATTCTCTATACCAAATGACATACTTTCTAAAGAGTACTCTACGTTTGTGTATACTCCAGAAACTTCTAGTATATCTACCTATAATAATTATAACTTTGATGGTTGTTATAAATTTAATGATAAATATTTATTTTATAACTCCACTGGTTTATACGAATTTGGGGGAGACTCCGACAACTCGGTTGAAATTATAGCTAAGATGCTTACCCCTGCATACTCTTTTGGAACTTCTAATTTAAAACAAATCCCAAGTATATACTTAGGTATAAATACAGATGATATTATATAC